AACTCAGCCCAGAAGGCGCTCCGGTTACAAGAACAGCCGCGGTCCCAGAATCCGACGCAGTCGTAAACCCTGCGTTCTTCGTATTGCCAACAAAAATCTTGTTGGTCAAACTAGCAGCATTCACAACCAAGAGATCGCCGTTTACTCCAGCGCCGTTCGTGAGTCCCTGAATGACGGCAATGTAACCCGGCAGGAAGCTTTGAAGACCTGTCAACGTAACAACTCCGGCCGTACCCGCAGAAGATGCTGTTGCCAAAGAGTTCGTGATCGAGGCAGTAATGTCTCCAGAGTTGACAGGAGCATTGCCTGACGTGACCAACAACGATGCCGTACCAACGTCGGCCGCCGTGGTGAATGAAGTGCCTGTCCAGTTTGCCGTGAACTGCGTTGCCGAAGCTGTCGCAATCTGGGCAATGACACCGTTTGCCGTGGCACCGTTCGTCAACCCCTGAATGATGACAAATTGCCCTGGCGTGAACGTGTTTGCGCAGGTCATCGTCAACAGTGACGAGGTGGACAGAGAGTTCGTGATGTTGGCTACCGTTCCAGTCGTCAACAGGTTTCCGGTTCCTGCCTGAATCAACTGGTAGGTTCCGGTTGTATCGGCCGTAGCCGCCGTGATGTTTGGCGTCGGGTAGTTGGCCGTGAACTGCGTTGCACTCGCCGTCGCCACCTGCACAATGAGGCCGTTGAGGGCTCCACCCGCCGTGAACGACTGCAAGTACACAAACTGACCCGCGACAAGGTTGTTGGCGATCGTCACGGTGATGACGTTTGATGTCACACCGATAGTCGTTGACTTTGCCGCTGATACCGGACCAAGACCCAGGGTAATTCCAGGGTTCGGTCCCTCCCCGTAAATCTGAACCTTCTGTGTAGTTGGATTCCAAACTGGCGCCAAACCGCCTTGACTGCCTACGGGAAGCGCAGTCAAGATTCTCCAGAGATCGACGTTAATGAGGTTCGGAGTCGAGTTGGTGTTTGCCGTCTCACCGCCGACCAGAGCATACCCTCCCAAAGGATAATCCGAGGCCGCCGGCTGGAGGGTAACAAACTCTCCAGCCAAGTTGCCAAGGTTCACATCTCCATCGGGATTCTTCGTTACTGTGTAAGCCATGATTCCCTCCGGTTAGATGATGTCCGACAGGACAAGTACGTTCGCCAAGTTGCTCGAAGCCGCTGCAATCTGGATACCCAGAGCGCGATACCCCGGACCAGAAGCAGCCGCCACACCAGCGGACTGATAGGAGCCTGCATTGCCGATGAGCCAGTTGCCAGCCGCCAGAGTTCCGTTCGCGGGGCAGTACGCACCGGGAAGGTATCCAGCCACCTGAACCAGACCGTAGGCACCCTGCAACTGCGCCAGCGTCACTTTCGGAAGAGATGCGTAGTTCGGCATCCAGTAGCCGGCGACACTCGCCTGCAACCCGCCGAAGCCTTCCGACATGATCGGGGAAACGGTGGTGAAGGTGGTGTCCGTCCAGTAGACCGGAGCCGGAGCGTTTGCGGTCTGCCATGCAGCAAGAGTCGCGGCCGAGGTCGCAAGCATCTTCGCCAACACGTAGATTGCTGGCGAACCGGACGGATTGGCCGTTGTGATCGCGTTGATGCCCACGTACCGCTGTCCGAGAACCTGAATCTCTCCGATATTCGCATAGACCGAAATCGGCGAAGACGCCGGGTTGAACATATACGTGAGCACGTTTCCAGTGTCGATCTGGATAAGCTGATTTGACGGATTCAAAAATGCCATTGTCGTGTCCTCTCTTCAGCCCAATTACAGGGCGGAGAATGCCTCTCTGAACATGAGACGCGGTGCGGCAACAACCATGTTGCCACCGAACATATACTGTCCGGCCATGTCATCAGTGCTCTGCGATTCTTTCCAGCCCGTGAATCCAAACTGGTACTTCGGCACGTCGGAGACGTACAGGTAGATGTAGTTGGTGTTCAAACCAAACATCGTGTAGGTGCCGCCCAGAACCGAAAGGTACTGATCGACCACCACCTGCGCTCCGTTCCAGTTGAACGACTTGAACCCAACGTGAACGTCGGAGGTCTCGTCATTGAACCGTTGCTGCGGCTGGAGCTTGATCCAGAACGCATCCCACACCGGCTGTGTGGTCGCCAGCATATCCGGCTTCTCCTGACCGAACCAGGACGCACCGAAGGCCGTCTGGACGGTTGACAGGTTGAAGGCCGAAGGAGCCGCGTAGTAGGAGTTGATGCCCGTGTTGGCTACGCTGGAAATATCCGACCGGGTGATGCCGCCGTAGGTCGGGTAGTTCACACCGTTGTCAACGGCCGCCGAGAATCCGTCCAACTCAAGAGTCGAGTTCAACGTACCCTGGCCGTCACCGAAGACTGAAGTGCCAAGGATCTGAGCCATCGTTCCCGAAGCGTTGACCATCTTCGAGGAAACGTAACTCATGGCCGCTTCCGTCCCGCGGTTGAGAACCTGATCCACACCGTACAGCGTGATGTTAGTGTAGGCGTACTTCAGGTTGAACTGGAGGGCTGTGTCCGTCTGGACTGCCGAGGTGTCAAAGGCTTGGCCGCGCTGGAAGAACCCACCCTTCAGAGGCGCGTACATGATGTTGTGGCGAATGGTCAAGCCGCCGGGAAATGCGAATCTCCGCTTTTTGCGGAGGCGGGTGAATACCGGCGAAGACTTGAACACGTTGTCGGTGATGATGGGGACGATATGATCATTCGTCTTCCCCGTTAAATCGTTCCATGTGAGGGCCATAAGTCCTTTGCTTTCTTCGGTTCAGCTTTTGCCTCGCCGATGCGCCCATTCGGGCCAGAGATGATTGAAAACCGCGGCTTGCGCCGTTGTCGCCCTAGTCTCCCAGGCTTCGCCTATCGGCTTCCTAGTCAACTCACCCCTGCTATCCCTGAAGGCTTCGCATGGGAACCATGCTTCCTATGGAGATGCAGTGCGGGAACTCAAGGTGTCCCGCCTACCTCAATGCCTTAAAACTTGCCGGCGGCTCTCAATTCCGCCGATGCCGTTCTTGCCGCGGCCATCGTCAAAGACTCAACATCGCCCTCAGACGCCGCACTTTCTTCCAACATCTTTTGCAGACTGCCCCTGGCCCCGCCAGTTGGGAATTGACCCTCGCTGCCGCCACCCGGCATACCGCCGCGCTCGGCAATAATCTTTTGCGCCCGCTCTTCCGCCAACCGCTCAATGTCGGCCGCCGTCTTCTTCTCGCGGGCTATCGGCTCAAGAATCTTCTCCATAACCACCATCGCATCGAAACTCTGCTCTTTGGTCATGGTGTTGAAAAGATTGTTTCGAGCCTCAACGTCAAACGTCTTTCCGGTTTCCTTCTCGTATCGCATTGCCGCAAGTGCTGTGCTGGCCGCGAACCCGCCAAGGAAAGGAACTCGATTGGAGTTGAAGTCGGTCTCGAACTCTTTGTACTTTGCGTTGACCGTCTCCTCTACCAGCTTCTTGCCCTCGCTGGCGTACAGGTTCCGGTATTGCTCGGCGTTCAGGCTCATGCCCGAATCCGCCACGATTGCCTTCACGCGCTTGTCCAACTCTGCCGGGTCCATATCGCCTCCAACTGCCGCCTTTCGGGCTTCTTCAAGCTGCTTCTCAAGCTCGGCCTTTTGTCCAGGCCACAACGGTTTCGATTCCTCATCGATCACACCCTCTTCCACTAGGGTCTCCCAGATCGGAACCTTCTCGTCAGCCCACGCCTTCATCCGTGCGTTGTACTCAAGAGCTTCGGAATATTCCTTTTCCTGAGTTTTCAACTTCTGAATGTTACGGTCGTAGTCCGCTTGCCGAAGCCGCCCGTCTTTGAACTCGGGGACTTTCTGCACGATGTTGTCAATGACCTTGCGTTCCTCAGCACTAAGCCGCGCTGCCGCTAAAATCTCTTCCCACGTTTGGACTGCCATCTCGCATCCTTCCTCGCTTCCCTTTCGGGCTTCGCGGGGCTTCGGATAAGACTGCCGTTTCCGACTTCTTACCTGTTATCGTTGCCCTACCCCGGCATCTGCCCCGGAGTCGGTGGCGTCGGTATCTGAGGAGGTCCGCCACCCGGAGGTGGTGCCCCCATACCCGCCGACTGTGGTTGCTTTTGCGCCGACTGTGCCATCCCCACCTTCAAAGTGGCTATGGCCTTCTGGATGAAGGGGCGCATCGCCTCATCCTGAATTCCGCTGAGAATCTTTTCCACGGTCCCCACAGCGGTCTCGATGGGACTCTTCCCCATCTGACCCTGTGCCTGCCCAGCCAGAGCACCAAATGCCGGCCCTGGACCCATCTGGGCTTGTACGTCCGGCGCCATCGGCGGCTGTGTCATTGGAGGCATGAGTTAGAATCCGTTCTCGTTGTTTTGGAGCTTGCCGGTCTTCACGTTGACACTCGTAGCTTTCGGAGTGATCGTGGTCATCTCGCCCTCGTCGATGAATGTACCAACCGGATCGAAGGTTCCCTTGCCCAATTTCGGGGAGGAGGTATGAAGAAAGTGGCCTTGCTCAATCGACTCGGCCATTCCGCTGCTCTTTGCCATGATGATCCCCTTGCGATGGTGTGGAGGGGCGCGGTGAAACGCCCCTCGTTCACTGCTGAAGCCGTAAAACTACTTGCGGCCCTTGGCCTTCCGGCCACCCTTGCGCTTGCCCTTGTGACGAGCCATGGTGTATATCCTTTCCGGGGTTTCCCCCTGGGTTTTTTATTGCAGCCGATTGCTCGGCTGGCGGCCTCCACCGCTGAGGTTCCCCAGGGAAAGATTCTGGGCCTCTCGGACAAAAGAAAAAGCCGCGGACGGGATTTCTCCCACTCGCGGCTGCCGCAATCTCTCCGGTTTCCCGGTAATCGCTACTCTTGCCCTGTCAGAATCATTATCCGTCGCTGAACTTCTGTCAACGACTTTTTGCAGTGCAATGAAAAAAACTACTTGTATGACTTTTTCTGCGTCAGTTGAATGTCCAGTATCCCGCCGTTGTCACTTCCTTCAACAACAAGCGTCCACTTCCTCTTAGCCTCGATCGCTGACTGGATCGCCGCCAGAATCTTTGGAATGTCCTGCTCGGCTACCTTCTTGCTCGCCTCTGCCGTGCTCATTTATGGCCGCCCTTCGGTGGTGCGCCAGCTTGTGCCTGAGCCATCGCCGCGGCCTCCATCTTCAATTCCTCATCGTTCTCCTTCTCATCAATGTTCCAGTTGAGAATTTTGAACGTCTGCTTGCGAGATAAGTCGTGGACCTTCCGCATCTGGAAGGCGATCGGGATGCGCTCCTGCTGCTGGATATGAAGCAACGTACCGCGCTCAGTCTTGTAGTGATACCGGCGAACGAACGCCTCAGATTGGATTCCGTCCGGTATAAGCGTCCCTGGCTTGTCGTCCATGTCTTCCCTCGCCAGTCCTGCTGATCCGAGTAACTCCATCCTGCGCTCCGCGTCGTAGAACTGCAAAGCGTCGGCTGCCCACTGCTGACCGATTTCGTCGTTGAACCATTCGACACTTCGGCCCATCACGCGGATCGGCGTGTTCTTCGCCATCTGGATCTTGTCGAGGGAGTCCCCTGAAGGAACCTGCTTCTTCCCAAGGGCATCTCCCACAGCCGATGCGCCGGAACTCTGCTTCATCGACTGGAGGATCTGCGTGTAGATTTGCAGGACGTAGGTCGGAAGCACTGGAGGTGCCTGCCACGTTGGAGGGTGAGGCGCGTTCTGGCTGTAGGTGATCTTCAGGTTCGGTTTGGAACTGTCGATCGCCTTCATCGCCGCCGGATTGATCGCGCTCTTGGCCGCCATCAAAGCCGGACTGATGGCCTTCTTGACCGTCTGGAGCATCCCCGACATCATCTGGTTGAGAATATCCTGCTGGGACATCCACGGCTTTACCACGCTCAATGCGTACTGCTGCCACGGCACTGCGTAGAGTCCAAGGCTGGCGAACGGCTTCTTGCGGTGGAAGTAGGGACTCGGATAGTCGTACAGCGTCACCCTGCCGGCCCTGATGAAAACTCGGCCGCGGGGGTACAGTTTCTTCCCCGGCTCGACCCAGTATCCCCACGCCGCGCCCTTCGGCCCCATCCAAACCCGCTCACGCGATTCGTTGATCGAGTCGTCCTTCCTCCAGAACTCCTGCGTCTCTGCCTGGGGAAACTGGCTCGAATAGGATTGCTTGTCTCCAGCGCCCAGCAACCTCTTCATGCCGGGTGACAGGGGGGGGAACAGTTGAGGCGCTCCCGTTGGACCCTGCACGTCAACCGTGTACCGGCTCTTCTGCTCTTCAGCCCTGACGTACTTCCCCATCGTCGGGTAGGCTCTCTTGATCCATGAGAGTGTCCGCATCCTCCGATAGACTACGCACTCGTCTTCCTGAAGATCGTCGCCCATCCCCAGCCGCAGAATCGAACTCGGCGGCAAAGCCTCCAGACTCAAGTCTCCGTCTGAAGGATCTCCGCTGTCCCCTCTGGCGAACGGGTTCCAATAGAGCTTGGCCGGCGCCGAGGTGAACATCGCCCACATGATGCAGAAAGCCATCCGGCGCTCGTACCCAGACGTTGACACCCAGCCCTTGTTCAAGTTGTTGAGGATCTTCTCGATCTCGGAATACTTCCCGTCGTTGGCAATATCGACGATGTGCGAGACTGGCCGGATGTCTGTGATGAGGCCGATCGTCTCCCAGAACATCGACAGAAACTCGTTGCTGACTGGCTTTGCCCGGTAGGAGGGCATCGCGTCCTTCCACTGCATCCCTACCAGATAGTCGAGAGCGTTTTGAATGTCCCGGAGTTCAGGAACGTCCTGCTGAAGAGCAATACCTTCCTCAACTGCCGCATCGCACCAATCGTTGAGTTGGGTGTAATACTCAAGTCGTGACGTGGTTCGTTTGTCGTCCTCGTCCGGCTTTGGCCTTATCTCCGGGAATTCTTCAATCACTGTGACCCTTTCTTTCTAAAACCAGTTTTCCTTGAGCGCCATCCGCAATTTTTCCTCAATAAACATCTTGAGAGGCATCGGAGGCTCGGAGTTCTTTGCCCTCTCCTTGGCCGGCTCGTACTCGTCTCCGAGGTCAACCACGATACGCCCTGGCGAACGGCTCTCGTATGCCTTGAGGTCTTCCGTGGCCGCCTGCGCTTCCGCCTTGGCCTCGTCCACTTCACACATCTTAGCCCAGACCACGCCAACAAGTTCACTCGAATTTGTAAAATTTTGGCCCAGCTGCTCGAACAGGCGGTTCTTGTCCGTCTCCCCGACAACCATCACATCACCGTCTACCAACTGAAGCAAGACGTTCGCCACCACCGACTCCAGCCCCGTGGCATACCGCCCGTCGAGAGCATCCTTGATCCTCTGAGGAATCTTCAGGGTGATCGTCGTCTGCCCCTCTGGAGACGGAAACTTGGCTGGTCCAACTTTGAAGACTAGCTTCGGGTTGCTGGCATAGAAGTCTGCCGTATCTGTCCATCTGTGATTTGAGTTCTCGGGGCAGATCAACCTTCCCTCTGTTGCGAGAATCTGGACCTGCTTACCTGTTTGTTTTTCGCATAAACTGCAAGCGAATTCTGTCTTCAGTGTCGGCATTATTTCCTCTCTTTCATGCTGCTCTTGCGAATTCTCCGTGTAGTTGTTTGACTGCCTCACAATATACTGCGTGGGATAATCATTTCTTGGGGTGTCATCAGAACCTCCAGTTCTTGTTGGCGATTTTTACCGGGAGTTCACCGCTCCCGACACCCCTATTCTACTCCTAATCTGTGGCATCTTTCTCCTCCTCTAACTCGTGGTTCCTGGGTTCGTGTACGGCTGAAGTTGGACCGTTGGAACTTTCCAACTCGTTCCATTGTTCGGGCAAAACACCGGAGAGTTATGGTACGCAACACACTCCCCGTTCACCCACGCTACGGGAAGAATCGTCCCGCACGATACGCACCTCACTGACTGATAGGCTACTGGCTGCATCTTTCCCCTTCTGTTACTCTTCGATTGGATTGCACTCGATCGTGGGGATCAAGTACGTCCGGTTGTCATTGGGACAGTATCCCGTAATTTCGTGCTTCGCTGTCCATTTTGAGATATCCCCTGAGAAGTCTCTGTTTACCGCAAACATCAAAGCTATTCCGCAATGACGGCAGATCACTCGTTCTGGAAGTCCTACCGGGTTCATTCTCTCCTCCTGTTACTCCAAAATTTGGACTCAGAAAGTCTTTGGGTTGATCTCATACACCGACGCGATAAAATCTTCTTGCCTGCCGACGATGAATAGAGTGTTGTGTTTTTTGTACAGGAAATTCAGCGTAGGAATATCCGCGCTGAAGCGTTCTTGAGGCATCGCCTTCGCCCACATCCGGTTAAAATCCCCAAGAGTTACAAAGCAGATCTTCATCTGGTTTTCCATTGTTCCCCTCCCTATCTTCTTATCCAAAACTCTTCGTAGAGCAGTATCCCGATCATGACACCGCCCACGATAACAACTACCATCCATCCACCATTTTCCATCTCTTCCCCTCGGTTACTGGTAAAGCCAACTGTTCTGGTCGTCCGACTCCATATCTTCCTGCTCGGCCTCGTACTGCGCCATCGACTCCGCTGTGATCTCTTCTGGTGCTACCCCATCCTCGTGCATCCTGGCCGCCGTCCCCGTTCCATCAAATACCGGGCTGTAGTCCGTTAACTGATAATCTGACGGAACCCGCCTCTTCCCCACCCCCTTCAAGTTCACCACCGCCGTCGCCCCTGAGTCCCGCACGATGCTGCTGCCGATGTTCTTCCCCGAAACCCGCTCGGCCTCATGCTGCGAATTTGTCGTCTGAATGATTGTACCGAATCTGTCGAGGATCTTGAACTCGTTTTGTTGCTTAGTCGATTCCTGCTTGCTCCCGCCCGTCCCCTCGCGCATCTCGCGGTACTCGTTCTCATGAGCGCAGTAAAGAGCAATGTGGATCGCCATCTGGAAATCATCATGGGCGCCGTCACCCTCCGCACCATCCTCTGTGAAATCGTAGAACTCGTCGCACGTGAACTTGTCTGGAATATCGATCGAGTCATCGAGTAGGGTCTTAGACATTTTCGACATAAGTGCGCGTTTTGTCTTGTCGTTTGTCCAGAAACCCATGATGTCCGTCATCCAGTGGGTCATCTTGTCGAGGTGTTTATAGCGATAGATGTTCTCGTACTCGTACCCGCGAACCAACTTGTTGTTGGTGACCATGCCCATCGCGTTGACTTCCACGGCCGCCAGGGCTTCGTTGTACATCCAGCAGATAGCCAACACGACCTCTGCAAGCGATTCAGGATCGAGATACCCGTGCCAGCAAGCTACTTGCTTATCTTGAGCAAGGTCACTCGTCTTGATAACTTGGCAGCAAGAATAATCTCCTCCGTCATTGCCAAGACTTACATCCACACCTACGCAGTAAGTCGCTCCCGACTCTGCCTTTTCCCACACGTGGAACCTATTATGAGTCTTCGGATACTCCAACTCCTCGCCGGCTTGCACCTCACGCATCTTCGCCCGCGGAACTCCAGCATTAAAGTCGTAACTAATCTCTCCAACCCACTTCGGGTTGCGCGTCCTCTTCATCAACTTGTTAATAACTCCGAGCGGATATGCAGTCACAGCCGAGGTCTGGAAGCTCTCCTCTGCGTTCATACTGTATTCCTGACGGAACATTTTGTCGTCACCGTCAGTCGCTACGAAGTCGGCAATACGCTTCCGCCGCCAGTTGAACACCTCATTCTTGATGGTGTAATTCTCTTTTGCGAAAACCTGTTCCTTGATGAGTTGCTCTTCCTCGTTCAATACGAACTCGGTCCCCTTCGGAATCGGCAGAGAGTAAGTCTTCTCGCGCCGATAAAACGGAACGTAGATTGGGTCCCAATCGTTGTCTCCTGCCTCTGCCTTACGCCAAAGGTTATGCCATGCGTCATTACGTCCGTTCGGCGTGGAGATCATCACGTAGATGCCATCCAGTGCGTTGAACGTAGGGAATAGAGATTTCGTCAACTGAGTCGGATCGTTCCAGAACGCCAGTTCGTCAAGGTGCGCCCGGTTAAAGGTCTTACCGCGGCCGGCACCCGTAGGTTTGTTCCCGTTGTCTGCGTAGAGTCGAGTCTTCAGACCTGGGCGCGTGTAGCGCAGCACGTCGTCCTTCTCGTCGAAGTCGATGAACTTACCCTTCTCTTTGTATCTAATTCTCGGACGCATCCACCACGGCAACTCGTCGATGGCCGCGGCGTACATTTCGAGAATGTATGTGCTCTGGTCTGAGTCTTGAGCTACCACGATGGAGTTGATGTGCTCAGTGAAGATTGTGTTCGCAAAGATGTATCCTCCAACGAACGTGCTTCCACCCATCTGACGGGCTTTGTCTACGATGGCCCTTACTCTCCCCTTCTGCTTGCGGCGCTTCTCGAACTCCTCGTAGAGAATCTCTTGCGAGTCCCAGAATGGATACAGGCCGGTGAAGCCACGGTCCTCTGTTTTGATGGCGTAGAAGTTACTGAGAAAATAACGCGTGTCGGTCATACAGTGAAGAAGTTCACCGTCGATCCAATCATTATCATCCTTCGATAGATACTCACGCGCTTTTATCTGATCCCCACCGAACTTCTGAAGGTGGATGTCAAGAACTTCAATGATTTCGTTGAGGTACGGGTTCTGCCTTTCGAGTGCCATTTACTCGTCCTCTTCGCCGTCCTCTTCGTCATCATCGTCGTCGTCTGGTGCATTGTCGCCGGCATCAATATAATCGGGTACTGCCGCTGTTTCCGCCGGTAAGAGATTGTGGGCCAGCGCCTGCGCCCTCAGCCGCTTCATTCTTTCTTCAACAGTCTCCGCTGAACCCATTTGAACCGTAGGCTGGTTGTTGTTATTTACTTGAACCGCAACCCCCGGTCCCTTCGGCTGCAACCCCACAATCAGATCTCGAACCAGTCGGGCGCCCTCAAGCCGCGTCGTCTTGTCCTCCACCGTAACGTACTCGTCCTTGCCCGTCTTCAGGTTCTTCTTCATCACAAGTTCCGTGGAGGTGAGCAAACCGTTGATCGTTTCCTTCGCCTGGGGGATCGTCGAGATGACAAGATCGCGGACTGCCAACTGCATCTGGCCTTCCGTGTTCTGCTGCTCGTACATCTCGATCGACTTGATCGACTCCATCACCGTCGCAAGCGAGACGTGTTCCGCCTTCGCTATCGCGACCGGGTCCATCACCTTCGACTTGATGTAGCGCATCAGGTGACGGGCGTCGGTCTTGCCCCGCTTTGCGATTGTCTTGGTCATACGTTCGCTACCACTCCCGGCGGGTTCTCCATCGGGTCTGCTTCTGGGCCAGCCGCGTACCCTCGACCGCGGATCTCCTCGATCCCCTCGATCTCTGCCAACTCCTCGTCAGGCGTGTCGATGATTTCCGTGTCGCTCTCCTCCGCGTCAGGAGCGTCTACAGCCGCCACGAATGGTTGCCACTGAGGGAATGGTGTCGCCACTCCTCCTCGCGGCTGCGGCGGGGCTGCCGGCGCTCCCGTCTGGGCCTGTGCGCCTTCCGGTGGCGTCCCACCAGTCATCACCGTCCTCAAGAACTCCAACTCCCCTGAGAACCGATGCAGAGCCTTGGCGACCTCCTGGTTCGACTTCACCAACTGCGGTATGCCCCTGAGAGCCGCTGTCAGGTCTTTGGCCGCCGACCACGCCTTCTGAGCCAACAGGAAAATACCGAAGGCCAAGGCGAGAGTCACCGCTCCCGCCAACATCCCAACCGTCAAAGTCGCCACTTCGCTCATCACACCCTCTTCTCTATCAGGAAGTGCGGGATCATTCTCCCGCATCCAATTGCCACCCCGAACGCCTCATGGAAACTTGCAGATCCGGCTTTCTCGAAGATTGCAGCGTCGGAAAGCAAACCGAGTATCTCGTCATCGGCCGCCACGAACTTATCTCCGTGATACTCGATAACTGTCCCCTTCGGCCACGTTTGCTCCATTACACCCTCGCTTCAGGAACCGTGACCGTCGTACCGTCCTTCCGAACGCCCTTCATCTCCGCGGCCACGTACACCCGCGTCTCGAAGAAGTAGGAGCAACCGCGCTCTTCGTTATTGCACTCGTAGCGCAACGCCTCAACCCCGCGCCGGCCCATCTTCACCGTCATCTTCAA